ATAAAAATAGAGGAAAAGGAAAGTAGCGCGGCTGACGCCGCTTCATCTTCTCAAAAAACGGATAAGCAGACTTTTGAAGAATACAAAAAACAAATGACATTTGAGTTTCAGGACTTAGACTTTGAGGAAGAACTAAAGAAATTTAATCTTTACTGGCACGAGGGAAAACGCAAGCTCAAGAATCCCAAGCTGGCCTTGAGAAATTGGCTGACGAATGCCAGAAAGTATAAAACCGAGCATCCGGGTAAGCCCAAGGACAATCGCAACAACGTGATTAAAGACCCCACAGTTAATCAAAAAGGCCGCTTTGGGCACTTGGTAGCTCAAACGTGTGACAAATGTGGGGGATATCATAGACCGATAGACGAATGTGACGGGAAGCGTACCGATGACAGTTGAATGGCCTTACCAGCCATATATACCCAAGCCAGTTGACTCATGTTGTGCGTGTGGCTGTACTGATTGGTGGTGGAGGCCACCGTCATGGATAGGTGGCAAAGGCGGTTGGTGTTGTGGCCAATGTCATCCCGAGCCAGATAAAAAGGGAGTTTGATATAGTCATGGCGGTATCGGTATCAAATAAAGGCCAGAAGCACAACTGCGTTTGGGATATTGACCATGCTTGCGGTTGTTTGTGGCCACGCTTGGGGTGTTTTCTGAAACCAGACTGCTTTGATTGTGACTATGTAGACTGCCTTTTGAGTTACAATGAGGCTATATCGGGTAAGAGGAGTGAAGATCGGAAGCAATATTGGGATGCGGCGATCGCAAGCGGGGAGTTGTTTTAGGCGGGATCGAAAAGGAAAGGTGAAGGCATGACATTAACAGAATGGATACTCCTGGGCATACTGGTAGCAACGGCGGTGAATGTGGCAATGAACGCCATGCAGCGCCGGACGGTGAACAATCTAAATAAGGGTGTGACCGAAAGCCGCGCTAAATACTTGGAGTGGGAAAAGGAAACCCGGATTGAGGAACTCAAGACGTTAGCTGAGTTAGCTAAAGGCTCGGAGCTGCTGGCTAAGGTCATGGGCGAGGTAAAAGAAGTTTATCCTGAGATAGGGAAGGAGAAGAGACGATGAAACTAAAGACAGAGATGGGTTCAGTATTTGAAGTAACACTTTGCGGGTATTGTTATGCCTTAATACCGACTGATATGTATGATAAACATTGTGAGAAGATTCATCAATTCGCCTCCCCCACACCTGAGCCACAAGACGCCGACAGGGTGAAGGTGGCGAAGGTATTGTTTAAGCGTTCATACCCTCTCACAGTTTGGGAAGATTATGAAAAACTACACAAAGATTTTTTAGAAGTAGCTGACCAAATTATAGAAGTGCTCCGCAAAGAGCCTGAGAAGCCAGGTGGTGAGTGGCTGGTAGATGTGCCCGAGAACTTCCCACTAAAATGGTCATTAAGAATAGCTTTTGAACAGGGAGCGAAAGCCCAACTCATAAGTGATGCCAAGAAATTTGAACTGAACTTAAAATGTACTAGTTATGTTGGTTTCTGTGAAGATACTAGGTCAATAATTAAAGCCGCTGGATTGGAGGCCAAATGAAAATAGTTTTACTTTTGGTGGCAATCATAACACTGTTAATATTTGCCTGGTTTGCGGGAACGAAGTGTGTCTATACCGTTACAACATTAGTTCCTCCAGAGGGAAGGCCTTTTGTGCAGCTAGAAGACGGGTCTTATAGCCAATGCGCTGAAACAGCAGTAACAACAAAACATACTACATGGCCTTGGTCAAAGAAAGATAAAACATACTTTGATTTATTTGGAGCGTTTACGGAAGAAACAGGCTATAAATTCCCAGGGGGAGAATTTATGATACATGACACTATCACATTAAAAGACGGACAAAATGTGGAGGGTAAATGATAACGGCAGAGGAAATAAGGAAACGGCTGACAGATGTCTCGCCAGATATAGACTGTCTCATGTATACAGCGTGTCCAGAGATAGAAGATTGTAATAAATGCCCCTGGAAAGGCTGGCAAGAAGTAGACATGTTAGACCGTGCCCTTGACGCTGAAGGCCTGCCGGTGGCTAAGGACTCAGACAAGGCCGTCTATAGGCTGGCGGTGGTGACTATGAGGCATGATGAGGGGACGATTTGGTCAACAATATTATGACACCCAAGCCCACCAAACCCTGCCCTGCCTGTGGCTCTAGCGCCTGGTGGTATAGAGAGCCGAGCGCCTTGGGCGGTAAGGGCGAGTGGTGTTGTGGATGTTGTCATCCAGAGCCGAAAGTAAAGCCGGAATAAGGAGGTGAAGTTGAAAGAATGGTATAGCCCACAAGAGGTAGCTCAATACACACCTGATGTAATCTTTTGGGTACTGACGCGGTTGGTCTATTGCACAGGCCATCAGTGGCCTACAGAGCCTTCTAGCAGCTATGACGCGGGCGGGAAGCGATCACGCAATACCAGCACTTCATTCATTGCAGTGAGTGAGGCTTGCGCAGAGCTAAACCGCCGCCTGATATTGACTGGTGTAGATGGTGAAAGATTAGAACAGCAGATTATAGCCGGGCAAATTAGTTATCAATATGTTGGGCATCATAAAAAACTGGTGTACTCCATACCATACGATCCTGATACGGCTAGCGCTTTTTGGTACTGCGTGGGTTATAGAACACGCCCTTTTGATTATGCAACTTACAAAGAAATAAGAAAAAATAGGCATAAAAACAAAATATCCACCTTTACATAACTTTATTTTTTGGAAATTAGGGCAAAATAGTTAAGCCGCCACCCGAAGGCAGCGGCTTGATGAGTGGGGGAAGTGGATTAATTAAAACCCTCTATAAAATCACGCATTTGTGTGGCGGTCTTGAGATTACCAGAGAATAACATCATTGTTCCCAAATCAATAGCTGCATGTCCCTCTGTTTCGGGATGCTTTCTTAAATCTGATACCATTGATGCCCATGCTTGAGATACATCACCTTTGTCAACATACTCTAAGGCTCTTTGTTTGCACCATGCCATGTGTTCTGATCTGTTCATTTCGCTCCTTTCGCTGGTTGCGCTTTATGGTCAACAGTATTTCCATGTTTATCATGCAACCATCCGCATCTACGAGTAAGATGTATAGGCTCTCCACATTGAGAGCAAGTGCCAGATTCTAATTTCATTTCCCCCTATCTCCCTTCAACCGCTTCAATGGCAGCTTTGGCTATACCGCAAAGTCTACTAGCCATATTATCAGCAGTTGCATATAGTTCTGTATTGCGTATAATCTCTGCTAACGCAGCCAGAAGCGCCTCATGCGAGTTGACACACTGCACGATGTAGGCGGCGTTGGCAAACTTACCTTTACCTTTGTGAATAGTGGCAATAGGAGTTTCAGAACAATATTTATCAGAGTGGATATGATTGTCAATGACTCTCCAGGGCAAAGGTGTGTGCATGTTACTCCTTTCTACGTTGGGCTAATTGCCCCCTAATTGGCGCAATAGATTACGTGTGGGTTGTCTCCAAACCTGTTATTTTGTATTGATATGCCGTTGCGCTTACCAGTGGACGGATTGACACTGCAATGCGCTTTGGCGTACCGTTTTGCAGCAGCCTCACTGCGGTGTTCTTTAGTTGTGTCGCCGTTGCTTGTTTTGGTTTGACTGTAGTATTTCATCCTCTTACTCCTATCTATTTCTTTGCTTCCGGCTTGGTGGTGGGCTTTGCCCAGTCCCTTCGCTTGCACTCAGGGCACGCCTTGGGCAGTTTTCCTGGGTGGCGGTAGTCTTTTGGTTCCCATTCGTAGCCGCAGCGTAGACATTTACAGATCATGGCTAGCTCCTTTCGTTTAATATTTTTAGTAGGCCGTCTAATAATTGTTAGATCATAAACATTTGTCTAATACGGTCAGCCCTGGCGTTGCGATAGTGCCCGATGTAATATAGCGCATCTCTATATATCCGACCAGCTATAAGGTCACTCAGCGTATCCTCACAATAATCTTTAGTCATCCAGGGAGCCTCTAGCCAATTACACTCCGATTCTGTGCCATCATAGTCTGTGTAGAGAGCCTTAGCGAGCGCTATTACGTCATGTCTGAGTAATTGAGCAAACTTAATACTATTGACTAGGTCTATAACTGCATCGCTCTTGTATATGCTGCCATCCTGTATTTTATTTGTAGCCTTCATTTTGTCGCCTCCTCATTTACTTTGTGCCCTTATAATAATACTAATAATAGTAGTAGTCAATAGGGTATTGAAGCTAAACGAAGCTATTCGAGAGTGGTTTTATCTTTTTAGCTCAAAATGGCTGTACTCGTAAGGTGGGCTTGACAAAGGTAAAAATAGGGTGTATAAGATGGATATAGTTATAAGTCTGACTAAAGGCCGCTAGAGTGGTAGGCAATCCACCGGGCGGCCTTTGCTGTTATAGCGACTAAAGCCCTGGGGGAAACCAGGGGCTATTTACATTTCCGGGAGGAAGAATTGAAGATCGAGGCCATGTCGCGCGGAGACAAAGACATACTATATCTGAAATATTACACAGTTAATGGCATGTGCTCGCTGTATGTTTCTGATCCTTATAGTAAATACCGCATAACCGAATTGCCAAAGCAGAAGCTCAATTGATTACCAGTCCCCTTATTAGCAGAGGTGGTGAATGGTAATGGCAACCTGGCCACTCATTGATTGTCTGTCTGATGCCTCCCTCCAGGAGCTGGCGGCTATTGCTAAGAGGCACAGGTATAGACTACCGGAGCGTCGTCAGCACGGCGGCGTGTGGTGCATGGAGTCCTTGGGGCAGATAGATAAGCTAATGAGGCAGATACCACCAGCCCCGGACTCTAGGGTACTAAAGGATTTTTAAAAAAAATGACTCAACCATTTTGCGAGGTAACTTTATGGTGACTGCGGCGGAACCTAAAATAAATAAACCACCTATTAAACAGCTCAAGTATAAAACACCCGAAGAGCTTGAGGCTGCAATTGATTTATATTTCGTTGCACATAAAAAAGAGATTACTGATTTAACTCCTACTACAGCGGGCTTGGCTCATTTCTTGGGTTTTTCTGATCGACAATCATTATATGATTACAGGGATAGATCAGACACCTATTCTTGTGTGATAAAAAGAGCTATCTTATTTATTGAGTCTTACCACGAAGCTTCACTCTCGAATCAGAGTGTAGCAGGGCATATATTTTGGCTCAAAAACCACGGCTGGAAAGACACACAGGAGCTGACCGGAGCCAACGGCGCTGCGCTATCCGGGCCTATAGTAGTCAACGTCATTAGTCCACACGCCGGGGAGCTTACTAATCAAATACTCAATGGTATTCGTACTCTTCCTCAAGGGGCAGAGACTCCCACCCTCGCAGAGCATACGGCAACAGAAGGCATGGGGCAGGAGTGAGCATACGGCAAAGACATACGGGGGATAATACGGCAAATGAAGATTATAACAAAAGATAGCTTCAAAACTGAACGCATAATGGCTATTGTGCGACCTACGCAACGGAAGCCCAAAGCTGGACTTATTAAAAGCCTTTCCGTATTGTTATGCCGGGTCTTTGGGCACCGGTGGGAGCTGGTAATAAGGCGTGAGCTGGGGTACTACTCCTATAACTGTACCCGGTGTCACACTTCTGAGGTTTATGCCATGCCTGGTGGCAAGCCTTAATGGGTTACATGCTTAGTCTATAAATATAGTCTATAAGCAAATAATATGTAAAGTTGGAGTCAAAGGAATGGCAAAACAGAGACTTGGTTGGTACAGGTGGGAATGGGCAGATCCGTATAAACCTGATATGTGGACTGCCTGTACTGTGTCCATATACAAGCCATCTTTTGATTACCCCTTTGTCTCTGTACTTATATCAATAGCCAATGGTGGGGGCAAGGTGTTAATGAGGGTCAAGACACTAGAGGAAGCCAAACGCAGGACGGGCATGAGTGACGAAGGCTACGAACGGCTGAGTATGGCCTTTACTAAGGCTCAAGAGGAATTAGAGGGTATAGAACGAGGGCTGAAACTAATCTATGGAGCTAAAGACTTACCGCCGGATGCTGTAATCGTTAGGAGCGACACTGGCCAGATTATCTCAGAGAGTAAGGCTGAGTATAAAGTAACCACCGAAGCCGAGCGCATATTGCAGGAGGGATAATGCCCAAATACAAATACCCTATGGTGTTGGTACATGCGGTTGACCTATCTTCAAATGACAGGTGGCATGATGTAGATATTGACGAAAAGACACAAGGGGTAAAGGAGTTCTACCTATTGGGTTGGAGACTGCCTTATAAAGATAAAAAAGTATTAAGGTTTGCAATGGTTCACACTATTGATTCAGACGATTATACAGATGTGGTCAATGACTGGTTTATACCACGAGCTTGTATTAAGAGTATTCGGACTCTTATTACTAAGGATAGTAGCAATGCCACACCCTAGCAACGCCACAGGCGAGGCACACGACAGGCTCACCGATGGCATGACAGAGCTTGAGGTGGAGCGAGTCAAGACGTACGAGTTGCGCTTGTGTGACCTCACTGGTGTGTGCTTTGAGTGGGGTTCGCCCGAGTGCTACAGACTGCGGGAAATGCTGGTCAACATGTGGAAGGAAGCCAAATGTCAGTAGCAACTAAACGCAAGCCAGTAGAGGCCAAAGAGTCTTTAACACTCAACACCACTAAGGTGTATGAGGCCAATGCTGAGGCTTATGTTACTGGCAAGTACAGACGTGCGCTTAATGAGGGTGGCACGTCAAGCAGTAAGACGTGGAGTATTCTTCAACTACTGGTACTGATAGCCAAGTATGCCAAAGGTCCGTTTCTTATATCAATCGTATCTGAGAGCTTACCACATCTCAAACGTGGTTGTATACGAGACTTTCAGAGTATATTGGGTAGCGAGTGGGACGAACGATGCTATAACAAGACAGAGCATGTCTATACCTTTGACCCTGCCAACCCAAAAGGTGTAATAGAGTTCTTCCCGGCTGACGAACCGAGCAAGATGCGAGGTGGACGCCGGAAGGTATTATTCATCAATGAGGCCAATAACGTACAGTATGAGGCGTTCAAGGAACTAGATATACGTACTGAGTTATTTACATTCCTTGACTGGAACCCAGTGAGCGAGTTCTGGGCGCATGATAAGGGCATGTGTGCTAGTCTGGAGAATTTCTTTATCCATAGCACGTACATGGATGCTCTGAGTGTACTGCCCAAGGAAGTCATAGCCAATATTGAGAGTAACAAAGACCTTGACGCAAACTGGTGGAGGGTGTATGGGTTAGGGTTACTTGGCAAGTTGGAGCATATCATATTCCCTAACTGGCAGAAGGTTAAGGAAGCGCCAAAGGAGTATATAGCCTGGGGCTACGGACTTGACTGGGGATTTGCCAAGCCAATGGCACTACTTAAGGTATTTTTGACAGATAACGGCCCGGTGTGGCATGAGGAAATATACGGAACCAATATCACCAACGCTATGCTAATAGAGAAGTTGAGCCATTTGGATAAGGGCGATATATGGGCTGACCCTTCACGGCCTGACAGTATACAGGAGCTATGTAACGCAGGGTATAACGTCTACCCGGCCAACAATGACGTATTTCAAGGGATAAACCTATGCAGACGCAAACCTATCTTTGTTACCGAAGAAAGCACGAACCTCATTAAAGAAGTGAGGAACTACACACGCAAGAAAGACAAAGATGGGAATGTATTAGAAGACCCCGTGAAAATAAACGATCATGCGTGTGATGCAGGGCGATATGGGACGTTGGGATTAACCGAGATGTATGGTTACGCTACGCAGTCGCAGGCAACACCCAAAGCCGCACCTGTGCAGAGTTTCCGGCCTGGTGTTTCACAGAATAAAGCCAAAGAAGCCGCGGGCATACGAGACTATAGGGGGAGATAATGCCACGTAAGAAGAAGCCAGTCACAAAACAATACACCGCAGCCGAGATAGTAAAACTGGTAGATGATAAAGAAAATAGTCAAGCGTTCAGGGACTTACGAGACCAGATGGACTCTGACTTCGATCTATTTTCATTGGAGGAGGAAGATGAAAAGACAGGTCACCAGTCCTATACCACTCCGAGGCCGAAGAACTACTTCAAGAAGGTGCTGGCGTCTGTCAACAAGGCTGAATTGACGTGGCGCATAGCAGTACCGGAGAAAGCACCGGAAGAAGAACGGCAGGCGGCAAGCAAGGGTGAACAGATACTAACCGGTATGA